GGGCGCGGGTCGTACCTCCTCGGGCTTGTCTATGCTCATGTCTAACGCAGGTAAGAGTATCAAACAGGTTATAGCGAACATCGACCACGATGTGCTTAGCCCAATGCTGACTCGTCAGTACCAGAGAAACCTTCGCTACAGCGATGATCCTGATTTGGTGGGCGACGTGCAAGTCGTTGCTACTGGAGCGATGTCACTTGTTGTTAAAGAAGCTGAAGCTGTACGTAAGACTGACTTCTTACGTCTCGTTCTCGAGAGCCCAGTAGCGCAGCAGATTGTCGGCCTCCCGGGCACTGCTGAACTACTGCGGGATGTAGCAGGAAATTTAAATACTAACGTCGATCGTTTAGTACCATCACGCGAAGATGTGCAAAAACAACAAGAGATTGCGCAACAACAGCAAATGATGATGCAACAACAAGAGATGATGCAACAGGAAGCAGCTAACCTACAAGAAGACGGAACGGAGCAGGGTGGTCGCCAAGACAACACCATGAGCCCACGTCCAAATGGTGTTTAGTGCTCACATGTGTTGACACGTTAGCATGTATAGGATAAATTAACACTATGATCGACCTTAACCAATGTGACTCTCAGCACGTAAATTCACTGCTTCGAGTCAAAGAGGCAGGCGATACTTCCCTACAAGATTTATTAGGGGAGTTAGTGAATATGGCTAAAGGCCGACTGGTAAGTGCAACCGACATGGTAACAATCCACCGGTTGCAAGGACGGGCTGAAGCTTTTGAAGATTTACTCAAAGCGATTGAAGAGTCGCCGAAAGTATTAAACCGCTCGTAAGAGCACAACGAGGCACACCAAGACGGGAGCAGCATACTTCGGGCGCTGCAAAACAGAAATGATGCTTTAAGGAGAACTATATGGCATTGCCAAAGCAGGTACAGGCACAAATTGTTGAACTGGAAGAACTAGAGAAAAAGCTACAAGCCCAGAAAAAACCTAAACTGGTTAAAGACGAACAAGTCGAAACCGATACGGAACAACTGGATACAGAGGCAGAAGTAACTGAAGAAGCCGTCGAAGCAACTACCGAACCTGATGAAGCAAAGTCAGCTGACACGTCACCGACGGACGTAGCGGATGAGTTTGAGCAGAAGTACAAAACCCTTCGTGGTAAGTATGATGCTGAAGTCCCACGCTTGCATCAGCAAGTACGGGATTTAAACGGTAAATTGGATGAACTCGCTAAGAGTATGGAAGCCAAACCGGAACCGCCGACAAAGTCGAAGGAGAAAGTCAGTTATGTAACCGATGCAGATCGAGCCGAATTTGGTGAAGAACTGATTGACGTTCAACGTCGAGTAGCACAGGAAGTTTCGCAAGAATATACGGAACGGATGGAGCAACAAGACGCAGTTATCCAGAAGCTGCAAGACCAACTTGCTAAAACTGGTAACGATGTTGGAGAGATGAGCTTTACTCAGCGTCTACATTCTGTAGTTCCTGACTTTGCTGAAATCGACAATGATGAACGATGGGTTGCGTGGCTAAATGAGCATGATCCAATGCTTAGAGGTCCGCGACGAGATCAGGCCGCCGCTGCGTTTCAAGCAGGTGATGTTGAAGCAGTATTACACTATGTAAATCTGTTTAAAGAAAGCATTGCCCAGCCAGAGCCAGCGCCACGGGATCAACGCCAAAGCGAACTCGAAAAACAGGTTGCACCAAACCGTTCTGCTAATTCTGTACGTACGCAGAGTGCTAACCAAAACTCTAAGCTCTACTCCTCTAAAGAAGTCGACAACGCTTGGACTAAAGTTCGTGCCCTCAACACCAAAGGAAAATATGCAGATGCGGAAAAACTTGAAGCTGAATTGACAGCTGCATATATGGAAGGCCGCGTCAGAAACTAAGGCGCACCCCTGTAAGCAGCTATCGAGTAACCAAACTTAATAGGAGGCCCTAATGGCTGCTGTATTCCCCGTCGTCGGTTCCGGCGCATTTGACACAAACCCATCTTACTCAGGTGGATTTATCCCACAACTATGGTCGCAAAAGTTGAACGCTAAGTTCTACGCGAACACAATGATGACTGAAATTTCCAATACTGATTGGGAAGGCGAGATCAAAAACCAAGGCGATACAATTCGTATCCGTCAAGCACCATCAATCACCATCAACGACTACGCAGGAGCGGGTACTACCCTGACTTCTGAAGTTCCTGTACCGATCTTCCAAGACATGCAGATCGACCAAGGTAAATACTTCAGCGTACAAGTAAACGATGTACTTGCTCACCAAGCTGACATGGACTTAATGAACATGTTCACTGATGATGCAGCTAAACAGTTAAAAATTGTTATCGAAAATGACACTTTCTTCAACTGGTTCGTAACATCAGGTGCAAACGCAGCAAACAAAGGCGCGACTGCTGGTGCTATCTCAGGTGCTTACAACTTAGGTACTGACGTTGCTCCAATCGACCAAGCAACTCCTGCAAACGTGTTGAACGCTATCTTACAGATGTCTTCAGCGCTAGACGAGCAAAACGTTCCAGAAGATGGCCGTTGGTTAATCATCTCTCCACGCGATCGTCAGCTACTAATGCAAACAAACATTGCACAAGCTTACTTCACTGGAGATCAGTCAAGCACAATCCGTACAGGTAAAATCGGTATGCTAGATCGTTTCGATGTATATGTGTCGAACTTGTTGCCAAAAGGTCAAGCAGCTAAAGCGCTTGTTCCGGGTCTATCTGCAACATCTGGCGGTGCAACAGTATCTAACGCTAAAGCACGTCGCATGATGGTAGCTGGTACAAGCACAGCTTGTTCGTTTGCTTCTCAGATCAGCAAAACTGAGCCTTTACGTAACCAAACTGACTTCGGCGACATCGTTCGTGGCCTTGCCGTATATGGCCGCAAAGTTGTTAAAAACGAAGCATTGGTAACAGCTCTAGTTGGCGCTGCAAGCTAATAGCTAACGGGAGGGGGAACACTCCCCCTCTCACCCTTTAATGAGAGGACTAAGCTAATGGCGACCATAAAGGTTATCGACGTTATTTCCCGCGTCGAAGCTATTTTACAAGATTCAAACGTGCGTTGGCCGCGTCTCGAGCTTCAACGGTGGTTGAACGAGTCGTACCTCAGCATAGTTTTACTTAGACCCGACGCAAACGCGAAGTGTGCAACATTTACATGTGCGGCAGGGTCTAAACAGACATTAACAGCTTCTAGTGGCGGGTTTCCAACAGCTATTAGACTGCTAGACATCAAACGAAATGTAGCTTCTAGTTCTACTAAGAAAGTTGTTAGGGTCGTTGCACAAAGTGTTTTAGATGATCAACGCCCCAGTTGGCACACAGAGACACAAACCGCTAACATCCAGCACTATACTTACGACCCTCGTAACCCTAAAGATTTTTATGTTTATCCTCCGGCGGCTGCTACAGCACAGCTCGAGGTTGTCTATGTAGATACACCAGACGCTCACGCGCTCACGGACAGTCAGCTAGACCCCGCAAACAGCAATACCACCGTTATCTTAGTGGACGACATATACCTTGGCCCAATCACAGATTGGATTTTGTATAGAGCGTACTCAAAAGATGCCGAGTATGGAGCGAACGAAGCACGAGCTTCGTCAGCGTTTCAAACTTTTAACGCGGCTATTGGTACAAAAACACAAGTGGACGCGGCAGTATCGCCGTCTCCGGGAAGTATGGTGGCATAGATGGCTACGACCGCATGGAGTAAATTTTACCCGTACTTACAACCTTACTTACCCGGGTGCCCAGAGATTGTTATGGAGTCTCACTTGCAAGAGGCGGCTTCTAAGTTTCTTGAGCGTAGCGAAATCTGGCGCTTTGAGATAGAAAAAGACTATGCTGTTAATAAAGTAGCCGACTACCCGATACAGCTACCTTCTAACGAAGCAATCCTAGAAAACGTCTACGAACTAATACTGGATGGGCGACCTATGAGTCGTGTCACAGACAAACATTTAGACACGTCACAGTTCAACGGGACGGGCTCACCCTCATTCTACGCTATATACCAAGACACTTCGATAAGGTTCTACCCAACACCTGACAACAAATACTCTTTTAGAGGGTGGGGCGTTCTTAAAACAAAACTTACTGCAACGGGTGTAGAAGATTGGATTTTTGAATCCCACGGTCGCTGTATTTCGTATGGAGCTATAGCGCATTTAACATCTGTACCCGGCAAAGAGTGGAGCAACATGGAGTTGTCCATGTACTACCGACAAAAGTTTGCCAAAGAAATCGACGACGCGAAGAGTAGAGAGTACCGCAGAGTGAGAACGCGTGTACAGTTTCAAAACTTTTCTGGTCGTAGAAGGAGAGCATAATGGCAACATCATTTAACTACGTACAAGGCGATACTGGACCACAAATCAAAGTGACGTTGGTTGACGAAGAAACGAACACGGCGACTAACTTAACAGGTGGTTCTGTAACTCTGCATTTTCGTGCCGTTGGAGAAACAACAGTATTATTCTCGCGAGCGTTATACGTAAACCCAGACACTGCTGATACTGGAGTAGCGATTGTTCAGTGGCAGGCAAACGATCTAAACCAAGAAGCTGGTACTTACGAGGGTGAGCTAGAAATAGTTAAAGCCTCTGGGCTTCGCGAAACTCTATACGAAACCTTACGGTTCAGAATACGGGAGGACTTTGCGTGAAACTCAAGTCCGTAGTATTACACCAAGCTCTTAAAGCCGCGTACAAGCGGCTAGGTGTGTCTGCGACTTACACTGCAAACTCCGTAAAAGCCACATTTGAAACTGGTGAGTTTTTAATAACGTCTGCGTTCTTAGACAGTTTAGCTGCGTTAGACGGCGTAGGTACATCAGACGGTGCTGTTTTAGCAGTGTTTAAAACCTTTACTGACGACTCTAGTGCGGCGGAAGATGCTACTCTAGCGTTCTTTAAAGTTCTTGCTGAAAATGGGTACGTAAGCGAAGAGCACATAGTTGATTTCTTTAAGCCGTTAACCGACACGGCGACAGTTTTAGACCCAATTAGTAAAAACTTCAGCACTGGCTTTACTGACGCGTACGGCGCCAGTGAGGTATCGACAATTAATTTAGGCAAGGTGGCAAACGACAATCTTTCTACCGATGATCAATTATTCGTTAAGCATCCCAATAAAGGATTAACCGAAGCTCCTTCTGCTGTGGACGCAATAGATGCGTTTGCAATTACTAAACTTCTCACCGACCAAGCAACTGTAACTGACGACTTAGACGGCGAAGCAACTACACAAGACGACCAAGAAATGCAGTTTGCAAAAGTTACGGGGAACATAGCTGCGGCTACAGACGTCCTTAACTTAGCTGTGAACTACAATAGAGCGTTTACGGACAGCTACGGAGTTACAGACAGCGATGTTCTTAACTTTGGCAAACGTCCGTCAGACACAACCTCCATGACCGACGTGGGGTCATTACGAAGTCAGGGTTTTGCTGATTTCACTTACTTTGCGGAAGACTACGTCGGCGCTTCCCGAACCTTTACTTAGGAGATCGAAATGATCCTTGAAAACCTAAAGCTATCCGGTCAGCTTAACATCGTCCTAAAGGACAAGGCCGGGAACATCAAAGAAGAACGCGTGGAAAAGAACCTCGTTGTAAACGCAGGTCTTGCGTATATCGCGTCTCGAATGACAGGTACTTCTAAAGCAGTCATGTCTCACATGGCGCTAGGCTCTGGCACAACAGCGGCGGCCGCAAGTCAAACTGATCTTGTGACACTACTGGGGTCTCGCGAAGCATTAGACTCGTCGACGATCACCGGTTCTAACAACCAACAAGTTGCGTACGTGTCTGCGTTTGAAGCAGGCGATGCAACGGGCGCAGTTACAGAAGCCGGAATATTCAATGCTGCATCGTCAGGCGATATGCTTTGTCGTACGGTGTTCAGCGTCGTTAACAAAGCTGCTGATGATACGATGTCCGTTACTTGGACAATCACTTTAGCTGCATCTTAATAGGTAGGGGGGAACAATGGCTACTATTGTAACACGATCTGGCAAGGGTTCGCCCCTAACTAACAATGAAGTTGATGCGAATTTTACCAACTTAAATAACGATAAGTTGGAGAGCGTTAATAACACAACTTGGAGCGGTACTGACCTCTCTATAGCAAATGGCGGAACAGGAGCCTCTTCGGCTGCTACCGCTAGAAGTAATTTAGATGTCGATCAAGCCGGAACAAGCTTGGCAATGGCAATAGCATTGGGGTGATTCATGGCAAACGTCTTTAAGAACTACACAAGCGCCTCAGTAGGTACAGGTGCAACAACTACATATACAGTACCAAGTGCAACTACATCAGTGATGATCGGTTGTAACTTAGCTAACAAAACAGCCTCTCAGATCAAAGTAGATGTACAGGCGGCCGGTGTTTACCTCGTCAAAGGTGTACCGCTACCAAGCGGCGCGGCTTTATCAGTCTTGGACGGCAAACTCATCTTAGAGACTACTGACACTGTAATCGTAACAAGTGACACAGCATCAAGTTGTGATGTGATAGTGAGCGTACTGGAGCAAACCTAATGAGTAAGCAAACAGACTTAATTAATATACCCGATGCTATAACCGTTAGTGCAACAGGCATTGACGTAACCGGCGAAACCAGTGCTGGCTCACGTTTAGTATTACAAGATAAATCTACAGGTGTAGAAGTTAATAGCTCTATTAGACACCACACAAATAATTATGCTTACATGTTTGGCGGTACAAATGGATTAATATTTGCTAATAATACAGGCGAAGATTGTAGAATAAAACTGCAAGATAGTAATGATATAGAGTTTATTACATCAAGCACTAATCGCATGGTTATAGACCCATCAGGCCGTGTCAGAATGCCGTATCAACCAGCGTTCCTTGCTCATGGCAATTCTGGTTCTTATTATTCAATATCAACTTTAGGAGGTGGGTCTTACATTTCCTTCGCTAACGCAGTTACAAATATAGGTAATTGCTTTAACCCCAGCAATTCTAGGTTTAGCGCACCTGTAGCTGGAATGTATCATTTTGATGTTGCTGTATACACTAGAACAGGGACGGCATCTGAGGATATATACCCTCGTTGGAGAGTAAATAATTCATCAAATAAAGGTTATACATATTGGTGGAATACTACAGGTCAAGAGATACACCACACTATAACTGACTCCATTAATATTTACTTAAATGCTGGTGACGATATTGGAGTTACAATTAACGGACACTCAAATTCAGACATACATCTAGGTTTTCAAGAATCTAGGTTTAGTGGTTATTTACTAGGATAAAAAGGAGGCAAGTATGCCAGACATAACAATTACTTTAACAGCCACACAATACAAAGGCTTAGAATCTATTTGTCTTTCCCCACAAGATTGGGCTGACAATGCGGTTTCTGAAAGAGCCAGAATAGCTAACGATGAAATCATCTCAATGTATACCAATCGTGCATTAGATGAAGGCGTAGCTATACCAGCAACAAGAGAGCTAATCGTAGCAGATGCTTTCACAAGAGGCTGGGCTAAGACAGCCGCACAAGTAAACGCTGAAGCAGTAGCAAGCGAAACACCTTAAAGGATAAACACATGGCAGGTTACATAGGGTCAAAGGCATCTGTCGTAAGCAGTGGTGCTGAACACAAAAAGACTTTTACTATCACTGGTGCAACGACAAGCCTTACTGGTTTGAACTACACAGTAGGTAAGGTTCACGTATTCCAGAATGGTGTACGCTTAGTAGACGGCACAGACTATACAGCTACGAATGGTACTACAATTACTCTTACCGCAGCCGCACAGAGTGGTGACAATGTAGTTGTTATATCACAGGCAGCGTTTCAAGTAGCTGATGCGTTACTTACAACTGGCGGTACAATGTCAGGTGACTTAACTGTTCAAGGTGCGTTCACCTCGCAAGGCATTGACGACAATGGTAACGCCACAGCGATGACGATTGATAGTTCAGAAAATGTGCAATTTGGGACTACCCAAACATTTCCTGCATTTAATAATGTTGTAGGTTGTGAGGTTGGTGGTTTTGGACAAATCTCTGCAAGCCGTGATGGTGCAGAAGCAATGCAACTTAATAGAAAATCATCTGATGGTAACATTGCACTGTTAAAAAAAGACGGCACAACTGTAGGTAGTATTGGTGTTATTGATGGTAATAATACTTATTTTCAAGGTGCATCAGGTCACGGCGGCATAGCTTTTGGTACTAATTCTATTGTCCCTTTTAGAGAAGACGCATATCGAGATAGTACCCTTGACATTGGACAATCAAACTCACGCTTCAGAGACCTCTACCTATCAGGTGGAGTAAACCTCGGCGGAGTTGGGACGGCCAATAGGTTACATGATTATGAAGAGGGGACTTTTACTCCTAATATAAGTTGGACAGGAGTAAATGCTGAAACCTATTCTCGCCAAGTAGGTTCATATGTAAAGATAGGTCAATTTGTTTATTGTTCTATCGCTCTTATTTTTGATAAAAACACATCTACTGGTAATTTTGGGCTTGGAGCCTTGCCTTTTACAAATAACGCTTCATCATCAAATGACCGTGGCGTTGGTTCATTTGGGTATTATTCTGGTATGACAAATGGTTCTATTGCTCCTATGTTCTTAATGGAAAACAACCAAAACTTTGGCTATTTTCGTCTATCTGGTGGTGCGCAAGGCTCAGGTAACGGTAATAATGTGATGACTAATAATAGCATAGGAGGTACAGTAAATTTCCACATGGATGTAACTTATAGGACAACAGTATAACTCTTTCAGAGATTGGGTTGGACAGGTGGCAATCACGCCACGATAAATAAAGGAGGCCAACATGGCACTAACAGAAACAACAGTAGAAGATAAGATTGAAGTCGTTGGAGATCACAAGCATGTGCAAGTTCGTACAGCTACAGTGATAGCTAGAGATGGCACAGAGATTAGCAGATCATTCTCACGTCACGTCTTATCTTGCTCAACTAAATCAAGTGATACATGGGGTGACACGGACATCTCAGATCAATCAACAGAAGTGCAAGCTATCTGTAATGCGGTTTGGACAGACGCAGTGAAGACTGCATACCAGACAGCTATGGATGCACAAGGAATATAGGAGACTTAAATGTCAGGATACATCGGCACACAGCCAGTACCACAGGCTACTCAGACTAGGGACAGTATTACTGCAACTAATCTGCAAACCGTTTTTCCTACGAGTGGTTATACGCCTCAGTTTCTCGATGTGTACCTTAATGGAATCTTCCTAAGTAATGGCGCAGATTACACAGCAAGCAACGGCTCAGATGTAATACTCACAACAGGTGCAGCTACAGGTGATATACTTGATGTTGTAGCCTACAGCACATTTGAAGTAGCTAATGTATCTGGTGGTGGCATGTTCAAGGGTGACAACGGAACAGTCGGCTCACGAGCAGGTGACATCTTTCGAGTTAATGAACAAGAGCTAAACACTAACACAACAATTGACGCAGATGAAAATGCTAGTGCTACAGGCCCACTTACTGTGGCATCGGGTATTACTCTGACAGTCAATGGAAACTTAACGGTGATATAGATGAGTACATTACAAGTCGAAAATTTAATAGGGCCAACATCTGGGTCTAATGCAAATAAGGTGATAATACCTAGTGGTCAGACACTGGATGCTTCTGGTGGTGGAGTTAAATTACCTAATGGTCAAAAAAACATTAAAAATATTTGGTCTGCATCGGTTGCTACTGGATTAGACATAACAGTAAATTTTAGTGGGTTTAGAGCTTTGGATGTTTTACATCAGTTTACTGTAACTCCAGAGTCAACTGATAGCATATTTATCATAAATTGGTCATGTGGATACACAAAAGGTTCATCTCAGTCAGGAATGGGTTTTAAGCTGATCAGGGATGGAAGTGAAGTACTTGGTTTAGATGGTACTTCCAGAGCATCAAATAACTATCACGGTCATAGGCAAGCCATTGTAACTACTGGTTATGGAGATATTTCTGGTACTAAAATGTATGCTCCAAATTCTACTTCACAAATGAGTATAGGGATGGGGGTTATTATATATGACGAGAGTAGTAATTCAAATATTCAAGTAGGAAATCACAGTAGTCGCCCACTTCTTATAACCATGACGGAGATCGCACAATGAGTACATTAAAAGTCGATAGCCTCGTTGAGAAGACCAGTGGCAATGGTGTGCATATTGCAGGGCATGTGGTGCAAGTAGTTCATAACATTTCAACTGGTCAAGTTAGCACTGGTGGAACGTCATATGTAAATACTGGATTAACTGCTACAATTACACCTAAATATTCAAACAGTAAAGTTTTGGTTATTGTTGGACAACCTATGTCGTTTAGCACGGCAACAAACTCTAACAGAGAGGGGTATTGGAATATATGTCGTGGTACTACTCAACTCATAGAAGGAGGCTCTGCTTTTGACCTAACCGAAAATAATGCGTTTCAGATTACAGCATTTGGAAATAATCTGACTATCTTAGACTCTCCAGCTACAACAAACGCAACTACATATAAGACTCAAATGAAGGTAAGTGCTGGGACATGTGACATTTATGTAGGATATGGAAATACAAATGGTTCAATAGCTTTAATGGAGATCGCACAATGACCAGTATAATAAAAGTCGATACTCTACAGAAAGCCAATGGTGCTACACCAACGGCGGCTGACTTAGGGATTAATACATCAGGTACAGTGTTACAGGTTGTAAGTGGAATTAGTCAAAGCGGATTATCAAATTCAAGTACAAACACATATGCAGATATGGGTATTGCTCTCTCTATAACCCCAACATCATCTACAAGTAAAATTCTTGTGATAACTTCTCAGGCAGGCAATACTGTTGGTGACCCTGATAAAGTTTCTGTACGCCTTATGCGTAACACCACTGAACTGTATGAATGTATGCAACAAGTAACTGGTGGGCTTGGTGATAATGATCATAGAGCTATTACTTATGATATAAGCTATGTAGATTCACCATCTACAACATCATCAGTGACTTACAAACCTCAATTTAAAAAAGAAGCCAGTAGTGGGAGACTTGATGTGCAAAAAGATGGCAACAATGGACATATAACACTAATAGAAATAGCTGGCTAAAGGAGGCCGATTAAAATGACAACAATATCAACAGCATTATCAGAGTTAGGTGTTACAGAGTGGGTACTCCGTGGCGAACCAACAACAGAAGCTGAGTTCACAACCATGTACGCCAAAGTAACTGGCGCAGATGCAAATGGTTCAGCTATTGAGAGCCAAGACCC